GCCGAGCGGGGCGACGACCCCGCCGAGCAGCCACACGATCAGCACCACAACGATCAAGATTTCGAGTAGTCCCACGTTCCATCTCCTTTGACGTGGCGGAACTCAGCCCGCCGCGCCGCCTTGCGTTTCCGTTCGTCCTCTTCGCCGATCCGTTCCAGCTGCGCCACCGTGATCCCGAGCGCGTCGGCCAGCACTTCGATGTGCCGCCGCTCGTCGGCGTCGCGCCCGTGTTCGTCGCGCCCGTGTTCGTCGAGCGTCGGCGGTGGTCGAGCAGGGGGCGGCCGGGCGCGCGGCTTCACGTGATCACAGGAATTTCCCGAGCTTCGCCAGAATCGGCTCGAAGGTTTTCAGCGTCGCCTCGGCGTTCGTCACCACCTGATCGATCTGCTGCTGGATCTGTTCCGTGTTCGCGTCGGCCTGCGCTTTCAACGCGTCGACCTTGTCCTCGATTCTCGCGAGCCGCGCGAGCACCGCGAGCAGCACCGCGTCGGGCGGGTCGACGGCCACCGGGGGATCGACGACGACCGGAGGATCGACCACGTCGCCGGGGTCGAACGGCGGTCGCCACCGCGCCGGGTCGACGCCGTCGGGATCCTTGTTCCACGCGGGGCCGTTGGTTTCCCCCGAGCCGACGAGGCAGTCGAAGATCACGCCACCGGGATAGGCGACGATGTCGACGGCGTACCCGCGCGAGTTGTTGCCGTTCGGTTTGTCGAGCAGCCCGGCCCCCTCGGCGCGCAGCTGCCACGCGACGCGCGACGTGATCGCGAACGCGCCATCCGGCCCCTGCAGGTTCACCCCGCGAGCTTCGAGCGCGGCCTTCACGTCGGCGACGATGTTGGTGTGATCCATGTTCCTTCCTGCAGCGGGGTCGACGGAGCTTCTACACATCGCCACGGCTGAACGTGCCGCGATGCGACGCCCAACTTACCGCCGACCCCGCTGTCAGCCTGCGGCCAGCTTGACCACCTGCGCCGCGAACACGTTGAAGTAGTTGATCGGGATCGACACCGCCAAATCTTCACGCGCGCGCAGCTGCAAATTGACGAACCGTTCTTCCTCGCGCACGTCGGTCACGATGCACTCGATCAGCACGCGGTCGCCGATCGCGAGCGTCGCGCCGTCGCGGTCGGTCATGTTGCCGCGCCGAACGCGCTCCCGTGGTACGACGAGCCGCCGCCGACGCGCACGCCTCGGAAGATGATCGCGCGCGTGAACCACCCGACGCCGAGATCGATCATCGCCTCGGCGAGCACGTTGTCGGCTTCCTCGCGCGTCGCCATGCGCGGCGTGCGGTACAGAAAATCGTGCACGACGGCGGCCTTGCCGTACTGCCCGGTCGGCGGCAGCACGTTCCACAGCACGCGCGGGATGCTCGCGAAGTCGGTCACGAAGCCGATCGGGATCTCGATCGTGCGCGCGAGGGTCACGCTGCCGAACGTGAACGCGTCGAGCACCTGCCAGTTGTGGCCGTCGAGGTATCGCAGGTCGAGCGGCAGCAGGAACTTCGACACGACGGGCGCGACCGCCGCGAGGAACGCGCGCCGCGTGACGGTGGCGCGTTCCCATTGGTGCGGCCCGGCGTGCCCCCGGCCGAGGGTGCACCGTTCCATCGTCGGCCCTTGTTTCCAGCAGACGCCGACCGGGCCGGGCACGTCGGGAACCTTGATCACTTCCATGACGCTTTCACCTGCACGCCGCCCTCGATCGGGTGGCCCTTCTGCACCGCCGCGACGAGATCGATCTGCCACGCCCCGCCGAATCGCGTGCTGATGACGGCCTGCACGCGGCCGTCGGTGGTCGCGACGAGCGCGAGCGCGTGCGTGTCGCCCTCGGGGATCGCCGCGTCGGCGAGCGCCTGCACGACGGCGGCGTGCAGCGATCCCGCGTCGAACATCGTCATCGCAAGCCGCCCGCCTCGAAGGGCAGCACCACGACGTTGCTGCGCTCGCGGATCTCGTGCACGTCGGCGCGCCGCTGCTCGCCTGCCGTCACGAACCACGCGACCATTTCGCCGGGCTGCGGCTGATAGGTCGCGAGCGGGTCGCCCGCGAAGTAGTACCAGTTGCGCGGCAGCTGGCCGGGGTCGAGCACCGGGCCGGTCGGCACGTAGTTGTCGTCGGGGCCGCGACTGATACAGAGGATCGCGCCCGACAGGAACCACCGCCCGCCGATGCGACAGCCGATCCAGAGCGTGTACTGGATCTCGCCGCCCTCTTTGCCGATCACGAACGGCCACGCGCGCGCGCCGTTGCGCCGGGTGAAGTTGATCGCCATGCCGCCCGGCCCGAGCGTGAGTTCGGTGAGCGTCGCGCCGATCGGCCAGCCGCGCACGTCGGGGCTACCGTTGGTGATGACCGCCGCCGCGAGATCGATCGCGTCGGCCGAGGTCGGCACCGGGGGCACGGGAACGGGCGCAGGGGCAGGCGGAACGGGCACGGGCGGTACGGGAACGGGCGCGGGGTGCGGCTGCGTCGCGAGCCACAAGCGCAGCGCGCTCGCGTCGCGCCCGAGTTCGCGCGCCTGAAACGCCATCGGGCCGAACGTCTTCGGGGTCAGCGGCATCCCGCCCTCGACGTGCAGGGCGGCGATCGTGTCGACTACCATTTCCCACCACGCGGCGTCGGCGAATTTCATCGGGGATCCTTTATCGGGGCGGCTGCTGCGGCGGGGTCGTCGGCAGCATCGTGCCCGGTTGCGCGGGAACGTAGATGACTTGCGGCGCGGTCGGCGACGTGCTGCCACCGCCGCGCGTGGTGACGAACACGAACGTCCCGATCGTGAGCAGGCCGACGATGAGCGACACCACGCCGAGCAGGCCGACCCACGCGATGTTGATCCCCTCGGCCTTGCCGGTGCCCTGCGACTGCGCCGACCGCAGCGCGCGCATTTCGACGAGCATTTCGGTGACCTGCGGATCGACGACGGCCTGTTTCCCCTGCCCGGTGTAGCTCGATTTTTCGAGCGCGGCGATCCGTTCGGTGATCGAGGCCACGGTGCGATCGAGCGCGGTCGCGAGGTTCGTCGCCGACGTGTTCACGGCCGACCGCAGCGTTTCGGCCGTCGTCGCCGCCGCGTTCGCGAGCGCCGTGATCGCGCTCGACGCCCGATCGGCTTCCGTCTTCACGGCCAGTTGATCGACCTGCCGCATGGCGTCGAGCCGCTTCGATTCGAGCGCGTCGAGATCGCGTTGATGTTCCGCGCGCAGGTCGGCCATCGTCACGAGCAACGCCTGCTCGCGTTCGAGCCGTTTGATCTTTTCGTCGACGAGGTCGCCGCGCAGGGCCGTCATATCGTCGAGCCGCTTCACGGCGGCCTCGACGAGATCGAGGACGTTCTTCGTCGGATCGATGACCGGGCCGCCGTGGGCGTCGACGCCCATCCCGCTCGTGCCCTGTCGTCGTTCGGTGGGGGTGGTGGCAGGCATGGCTTTCAATCCGTGACGATCGCCGGGGGTGGCGGGTCGATCTTCGCGACGGTGACCGGCAGCACGTTCCCCGGCAGGATGAACGCGACGGGCCGCACGGTGGCGAAGCGCAGGGCGATGTTCAAGGCGGCGACGATCGCGGTCGAGGTCGGCAGGAACCGCGCCGGGATGATCGGCAGCACGTCGGTCGCCGACAGCACGGCGACGACGAACGCGGCAGCGTTCAGCCAGAACGTCCTCGACGAGAGGATCGAGATCGCCCAATACGTGACGGTCGGCTGCGTGTCATCCATTCGATCCCCCCGAGCATTTCGCGTGCCGCGCCGGTCACGCGTCGATCGCGGCGTACTTCAAGTTCGCGGCGATGCGTCGCGCCCACCCTCGGCTCGCGTTCGGCCAGTTCGCGAGCCGGGTCATAAAATCAAGGCGCTCAGAATTCAGCAGCAAAATCGTGTCGGTTTCACTTTGCGCCGCCGCCGCCGCGATACTGACCGGCCCCCAATGCCCATCGTCGGCGACGCCGATCGCGCGCTGCAGGTAGCGCACCGCCGTCTCGATCCCCGAGTTGATCGCGAAGTCGAAGACTTGAAACGCGACACCGTCGGCGAGCGCGTCGGCGTGAATCCGCTGCCAGAAGTCGCGCAGGTAGATCGCTTTCGCACCGTCGCGGGTCAGCGATCGGATGTCGACGTGCGGGTACGACCGCTTCGAGATCCCCCACTTCGTTTCCCCACCGGGATCGGCCGGGTTGTTCACGTAGCCGCCCTCGGTGCCGATGAGGCGTTCGAAGGCGAGATCGAAGGTCATGGCGCGGTCGCGTACACGCGCCGGAAGCTGAACTTTCTGATCGCGGTGCCCTTGTTCACCACGCCCATGAAGCACGCCCCGATCGGCCCGCCATTGTTCGCCGTCGGCATGTCGTAATCGAGCGGGCCGGTGCGCACCGTGTCGGCGTATGTGATCGTGGTCGCGACGCCGTTGACCGTGAAGGTGATCGCGGTGTTCCGATAGCTCGACGCCTGCACGCCTTGAATTCGGATGACGTATTCGGTCGCGGGCGAGATCGGGCAGATCGTTCGTTTCGTGTTCGTGTGACCGACGCCGCTCGCCTGCACCACGGCGGTCCAGCCTGAATCGATCGAGCCGGGAAAGTTCGCGTACCGCACGCAGCACATCTGCCCGTTGATCGCGGTGTAGGTCGTCGGGATCCCCGCGCCGAGGCCGACCCACAAAATGATGTTCGCGAGGTCGGCGGGCGTCTTCACGTGGAACCACACGTCGAACGCGTTCTCGACGAAGTCCTGCGGGATCGGGCTGAGACGGAATCCCGAGGTCGCGTCGGCGGCGGCCGTCGTGGTCATCGTCGCCCAATCGAGCCGCGCCTTCTGCGTGGCGAAGGCGTCGACCATCGGCGCGATCTCCGTGGCGTCCTGTACGTTGGTGCCCGAGAGCAGGGCGATCGTGGTGCCGATCGACTGCAGCGCGCCGTTCAAGACGAACCCCTGCACCTGCCGCCCGGCCGTTGCCAACCCCGACGCGTTCGTCTGCACGATCGCCGTCTGCGTGATGTTCGCGAGGCTCGGGCCGCCGCTGCCGCGCCGGTTGTCGAGGTCGAGCAGGAGATCGTTGAAGTTGAACCGCGCGGCCGAATCGGCGGTCACGTTGTAGCGGGGGCGCACCTTGTCGCCCGCGTCGCGGTACTGATCGATCGAAACTTCCTGAATGATGAACTCGCCGACGACGGGCGGGTTCGTGAGATTCACGCGCACCCGCTTCCCCGATTTGCTGAGGGGGTCGCGCGTGCTATAGGTCAGCGTGACCAACGGCCGCGAGAACAGCTGCAGATCCGACAGGCCGCGCGCGAGGCATTGATCGGTGGTGACGAGCGTGTCGTCGTCGATCAGGTATTCGTGCACGCCGTCGGTGGGCAGGCCGTTGATGTCGAGTTCGATCGCGCCCATCGTGCGCTGCGACTGCAGATCCTCGACGACGACGAACGGCCGGAACGGCGTGCCGCCGCCGTATTTCCAATCGGCCTGCAGAACCGGCTGCGTGAGCGGGGCCGCGAGGTTCACCACGCCCGCGCCGACCGCGCCCGACAGCGACAGATACGCGAGCACGCGCGAGCCGAGGATCCCCGCGCCGCCCGTCGGCGACAGGCCCGACACGTCGGCGACGCTGATCGAGGTCGCGCCGATCGGCGCGTCGGCGGTGACGATGGTGCCCTTGCCCTTCACCATCACCCGGTTGCGCAGCTGCGACATATCGGTCGTCGTTTTCAGCGGCGGATCGAGCAGCAGCAACGCGCTGCCGTCGACGAGGTCGGCGGGCCGTTCGAGTTCTTCGAGGTCGGGGCCGGGCGTGTCTTCGAGGCCGGGCGGCAGGCCGACCGGGATCGTCGGGTCGGCGTCGCCGCCCGCGAGCGACCCGCCGATCGAGCACTCGAAGGCCGTCGCCGTATTGTTCGGGATGATCGCGACGAGGTTCGTGTGGCCCTGCCCGAAGTCGGCGATCCCCGGCGTGAGCGGATAGAAGGGCAGCACGATCGACGCGTACACCTTGCGGAACGTCGCCGCGACGCCGTTCACGTTCGCGAAGATCGGCACGTTGGCGAGCGCCGCTTTGTTCGTGCCCGCGAGCAGCACCGTGTTCGACTGCGGGCACGGTTTCGATTCGGTGCCGTTCTGGTAAACGGCCGTGACCATGAACGCGTAGTAGCCCGCCTGAAAGTTCGCGCCGAGGAACGCCGTCGGATCGTTCAGGGTGACCGCGTCGGCCGCGAGCGGCGCAGCGAGCGCGCCGTTGGGCGGCGACACGAACGCGATCGGCGGCGTCTGGTAGAAGATCGCAGGCGCGGCCCCGACGCGGCCGGTCGTGACGTTGTCGGCGATTTCAAGGTAGCCCGTCGTGCGCGTGCCGCCTGCGCCCTTCGTGTCGCCGAGGCGCACGAAGTAGATCCGGCGCGCGCTCGGCGAGAACGCGCCGACCGTCGGGCCGATCGGGATCCCCGTGAACGTCGGCAGGCCGGTGCGCAGCAAAACGATGTTCGAGATCGGGCTGAACGTCGATTCGAATTGTTGATTCGCTTGCGCTTCGAGCACGGCGGCCACGTCGCGCGACGCGTAGTAGACGATCGCGCCACCGGGGGCCAGCTGCGATCCGTCGCCCATGACGGTCGCGCCGTTGAACCCGATCCACCCGCGAAAGAAAATATTGAACGCGTAGTTGCCCGCGCTCGCGTCGAACAGCGGGAACGTGGGCAGCAGCGACTTGCGCGTATTGAACAGGAACGCCTGCCCACTCGCGAGGCCGCCCGCGATCGCGTTGAACGGGCCGCCGTTGACCGACACGTACGCGGCGAGGTTGCTGCCCCCCTGCGGCAGCGTCGGCGCGACCACGCGCGGGCCGACGACGGTCGATCCGCCGTCGGTCATGACCCACGACACGGTCGGCCCCATGTCGGTGTAGCCGCCGATGTTGGAAAAGGAAATGAATCCGAAGGTGAGCACGTCGCCGGAGGCGAACCCGGAGAACGCTTTGTCGAGCGCCATGCCCGGCCCGGTGATCGTGCCTGCGCCCGGTGCGGCGACCGGCCCGCTCGCGTACGTGCCGTTCGACACGGTGCCCGTCAGGTTCAGGGCGGCGGCTTCGTTCGACAGCTGCACATAGCCGACGCCGTAGGTGAGCAACGCGAGCATCGCGGCCGACACGCCCGACGCGCCCCACGTCGGCGGGTGGCCGTAGTACGAAGTCGATCGGAAGTAGTAGTAGCCGGGCGGCAGCGTTCCGATCGGCACCGCGCTTTCCGACACCGTCATCGCCGTGCCCGGTCCGAGGCGCAACGGCGACGCCGCCTGCGCGGGGGAAATGTCGAACAGCGACGCGAGCCGGAAGAAATGCAGCCGCCATTGGTAATCGACGTACCAGTGCGCCTCGCCGATTCGCTGCGCCAGCTGCGACAGGCAGGTCGCGAAGTCCTGCGACCCGTCGAACACGATCGACACGCGCGGCAGGCGCGCCTGCACGTACTGAACGGTGAAGCCGGGCGCGTAGCGCAGCACGAGATCGCGCACGATGTCGGACACCGATTGGTTGTCGTACGTGCCGAACGGGCGGCGGCGATTCAGCTGATACGTGCGATCGACGGCCTGCACCTGCCACGCGAGATTGGTTTTCTTCCCTTCGTAAATCTGCGTCGACCGCTGCACCGTGCCCGAGAACACGAGCGCGCCCTCGTCGGAAAAGTCGACGCCGCTCGCGACCTCGGGGGGCGCGCTGCGCCCGTCGACGGTGAACGCCGCCATGTTCGGCGCGTTGTTGAGCACGTCGCGGATCGCGACCGATGGTTGGCGGCGTATGTCGTCGCCGGGGACGATGCTCGTGTAGCGGAACAGGCCGACGCCGACGACCTGCGCGCCGCCCGGTTCGGTGATGGTGATGGTGACCGGCCGCGCGCCGACCGCCGAGGCGGGCACGGTGGCGATGAACTGCTGATCGTCGACGAAGGTGACCCCGGTCGCGGGCACCGTGCCGAACAGGATCGTCGAGCCGGTCACGAAGTTCAGGCCCGCGATCCGCACGACGAGGCCGCCGCCCGTGAGCGAGTGGTTCGGCGTGACCGCCGTGATGTGGCCCTCGTAGTACGTGAACGCCGCGACGAGCGTGCCGCCCTGCCCGCCGACCTGCACCGACACGTCGACGATGCCCGCTTCGCTCGCCGGGGCGACGGCGGTGATCGTGCCCTCGTCGATGTAGACGACCACCGCCGCCGCGACCGTGCCGAACTGCACCACCGCCGACGCGTTGAACCCGTGGCCGGTGATCGTGACGACGGTGCCGCCTGCGATGTTGCCCGCGTTCGGCGTGAGCGCGAGCACGCGCGGGGTCGTGTCGATCCCGTACGTGTCGCGCGCGCGGCCGGGGCCGAGGCCCGGTCGCCCGGTCGTCGGACGCAAGCGGCGCAGCGGCGGGGCCATCGGTTAGTTCGGGCTGATCGCCGAGAACTGATGGCAGATGAGCGACCCGCCGCCGACGGTCTGCGTGAAGAACGCGTCGAGCACGCCCGCCGCCGTCGCGTCGAACGTGCCGCCGACAACCGGCGCGGTGTTCCACGGCAGCATCGCGGTCAAGCAACCCTTCGGCGCGGCGGCGGGCACGCCGAGGATATCTTCCGAGATCCACTTGCCCGAGCCGAAGAACTGCGCGACCGATCCGACCACGCGCAGGGTCAAATTGATTTCGAGATCCCATGCGACGTTGGTGTGCGCGGCGACGGTGTCGAGCAGGATCGCGAGGCTGTCGAAGATGATCACGCCGCCGTAGGTGATATCGAACCGCGCGGTGCCCGGCGTGGTGATCGCCGACGTGATGCGGCCCGACGCCTTGATCTGTAGCTGCTGGCCGATCGTGTCGAAGAAGTTCGCGGGGATCGTTTTCTTCGCCTGCGCGGGCAGCATCGTCAGCCGCGCGGCGGTGGTGAGCGACGGCCCGTCGACCTGCGACGAGATCAGCGTTTCCATCCAGCCTTGTTTCGACATCGTCGTGTTCTCCTATGCGGACCGCAGCAGGCGGCCGGATTTCAGTGTTTCCATGAACATCGCGCCGATCTGCCGCGCCACGTCTTCGGCGGTGCCGTTGACGTAAAAATTGTTCGTGATCGACGCGCCGCCACCTGCGGGCGTGATGCTGTCGCCGGGCCGTAGGTTCAGCACTTCGGGGCCGTCTTCGCCGACCCACGCGGGGCCGCCGCTGAAATTCTCGACACCGTCGCGGAAGCCGGGAATACGCGGGCCGGGCGTCGGTCGCGGCGCGCCGGGGTTCTTCAACATCCAGATGATTTGCTCGAAGCTGTAGCCCAACTTCGCGAGGCTCGTCGCCGTCTGCTCGAAGCCGCCGAAGCCGAACGACTGCAGCTGCCCGGCGAAGTTCATCGAGTCGACCTGCTGCACGCTGCCCATCGCGCGCAGGGCGGCGGCGGCCTTCGCGAGATCGTCGGCCAGCTTTTTCGCTTTGTCGTCGGCGCTCGTGAGCGCGGTGTCGGCGACGGTGCGCCAGTTCGACAGGTCATCGCGCGACTTGACGAGGGCGTCGTGCAGGTGGTCGCGCATCGCGCTCGTGAACTGATCGGCGTGCTGCGTCGCGAAGTCGTACGCGTCCTGCGCCTGATCCTTCAACAGTTCGTAGTGCGCGCGGGTGTAGTTGTCCTGTTCGAGCGTGCCCGCGATGATGTTCTTCGCGGTTTGGTCGGCCGCTTTCCAGATCATCATCTCGGCTTCGACGCTGTAGTTCTTCGCCTTCGTCATCGCGGCGATCTTTGCGTCGGCCGCGAGATAGGCGTCGTCGATCTGATGGGCGACGTTGTCGCGCCCGGCCGCGTTGACGACCTTGTAGTACTCGTCGGTCGCGGCGCGCAGCTGCGCCTGCTGCGCGACCACGACGACCATCGCGGCGGCCTCTTCGGTCATCGCCGTGGCGACCGACTTCACCTGCGCCGCCGTCAAGCCGTACGCGGTCGCGAGCTTGTCCTGCGCGACGCCCGCTTCGAGGTAATGCCGGATGCCCTCGACGACCGCGCCGTCGATCGTGTCGAGCGTCCCTTTCCACCCGTCGCCCGCCGAGGTCATTTCCACGATCGCGGCGGTGTATTTCTTCGCGAGGGCTTCCTCTTCGGCGGCCACCTTTTTCGCCGCCTCGGCTTCGAGCTTGTGCGCGTCGGTGAACAGCTTCACGGCGATCTCGCTCGTGTGCAGCAGCGTCGCGATTTCCTTCTGCGCCACGCCGTAGCTTTCAAGCTCGACGATCTCGGCCTGCTGCGCCGCCGACAGCGGCATCATCCCGTCTTCGCGCAGGCGGATCAGCCGATTGGTGAGCAGTTCCTCGGCGGTGATCACAGTCGGCAGCGCAGCCGCGACGCGACCAACGGCGGCGGCCTGCGCGTCGAGCACGGCCGGGGCCGCGCCCTGTCGTTCGAGCCATGCGTTGTACGTCACGAGGTAGCCGAGGGTGGTCGCGGTCCACGACTTGAGCCGCGTGGTCAGCTGTTGGAGGCCGGTGTCGAATTCGGCGGCGGCCTTGATATTTTCTTTGCTGATGATCGCGTCGGCGGGAACGTCGTTCATCTTCTGCCGCAGTTCGGCGAGCATCGGCAGCAGCGTCTTCCCGAGCTTGCCGCCGAAGCCGTCGCTCGCGAGCGCGGCCTTCAACATCGGATCTTCGACGCGCCCGGCCGCCTCGGCGAACTGCAGGAACGCCTCTTCGGGTCCGGCCGCGATTAGACCCTTCACGGACAGGCCGAGCATTTCGACCGCGCGCGTGGCGTTCGCGTCGCCGTGCGCGAGCTTGTCGCTGAACTGCTCGACGCCGCGCGTCATCGTTTCGAGGTCGACGCCGAATTCTTTGCCGATGTAGCCGAGGCGTTGAATCGAATCGGTATTGATGCCCGTCGAGCGTTCGAGCTTTTCGAGTTCGGCCGTCGCGAAGATCACGTCGGCGACCCACTCGAAGGTTTTTTCGATCACTTTTTCGAGGGCGAACGCGGCGACGAATTTCTGCCCGAGTTCGGCCAGCTGCCCGACCTCGTGCCCCGCGCCCTGCGCGGTGTCGGCCAGCTTGCGCATGTTGGCGGGCACCGTCGAGCCGAGGGCGTCGAGCTTGTGCACGGCCTCGGAAGCGACCGCGCCGACCTTCTGCAGTTCGGCCTGCGTGAGCTTCGACACGCCGCCGATCCGATCGACGGCTTCGGTCATCAGGATCGCCTCGCTGATGACTTTGCGCCCGCTGAAATTGTCGACCATCCGATTGAGCGACGTTTCGACCTTGCCCGCCCCATCCTCGAAGGATTTCAGGTGGACCTCGGCCTTCGTGCAGGCTTCGTAGAAGCTCGCGAAGTCGGCGTCGAATCGTCCGGTGATCGGCATTTACATTTCTTCCGGTTGCTGCTCGGCGGCGTCGTCGTCGTCGTCGGTGGTGCGCGCCTGCGCGTTCAAAAGCTCGACGAGGATCACGTAGTCGTCGGGGTCGAGGGCGCGGACCCACTCGACGCGCCACCCGCATCGGATTGCGATGCTGAGATCACTGACGATCCGCTCGCGCCAGCCGGGAGTTTTTTTTCCTGTTCACGCGCGAGCACCGACGCCGCCTCGTGCTTTTCGATCGCCTCTTTGATTTCGATGAAGTCGTCGGGGTCGAGCGCGTTGAGGGCCGCTTCGACGACCTCGGGCGATTCACCACGGATCACGACCGGGTTGCCGTCGAGGCCGAGCAGCGACCAATCGAGCAGGTACGCGACGACCTGCGCGACCCCGGTCTGCAGCGGGTCGAGCCGCAGCCCGCCGCCGAGGCTCGCGACGTAGCGGCGCGCGAACGCGGCGCGCTGCTCGCCTGCGGTCAGCCGTCGACGCACAACGATCCAGTCGCCGTCGCTGAGGGGGATTTTCGTGGTGTCAGGACTGACGAAACGGCATCTCATAAAACGCGATTCCTATTGCTCGGGCGGGCCGAGCGTCGCCGAAAGTTGATTCGTGCCGAGTTGCAGCGACTCGATCGGCCAGCACCAAAACCCGCCCGCGCGCGGGGCGGTGAAGACGAGCGGACGCTGCCGCGATTGGAACGGATCGACGCGCTCGATCGCGGCGATGAGCGTCCACTTGCCCTCGTGTTTTTTGATCGTCCACTTGCGCAGAACGACGGCGGTGCGATAGCCCCACAGCAGCGACGCCGCGCCGCCGTGGAGCCGTACGTGTTCGAACATGGCCGCCCCGTGTTAGGGGGCCATCGTCCACGTGCCCGCCGCCATGAACGTGCCCGACACCGCAGGCGCGCCGACCACGCTGCAATCGATATCGGCGTCCATGTAGGCGAGGCCCGACCATTTGAAGGTCGGCTCGGTGGAGTTCGGCGCGAGTTCGAGCAGGCCGGGGGTGTCGGCGTCGGCGGCGTCGAACAGCACGACGTTCGTCGAGTTCCAGAACCCCGAGATCGTGCCGCTGATGTCCTTCATGCCGGGCACGTAGACCTTGTTCAGATCGCCGAAGCAGGTCACGTTGATCTTGTCGGTTTTCAGTGACAGCTTCCACTTGTCGAGCGATACGAGCGCGACGGGCGTGATGCCCAACGGGTCGTACTTGATCGTTCCGTAGCGTCCAGACTTGATCGCCATTTCTGTTCTCCCTTCGAGTTCGCCCCCGTGAAACCCCGCGCGCCTTTAGACCGGCGCGACCTGTAGCCGATAGCGCCCGCCGCGATGCTGCCAACGGATCGATCGATCGAGGTCGTCGACTTCGGTCGACCGGATCCGCGATTCGCGGTGCAGCGTCATCCACGTGTAGCCCGCAACCACGAGCGGTTGATCTTCGAGCAGCACGTCGATCCGCGCCGCCGCTGCTTTCACGTTGCCGCCGCTCGTCGACAACGCGACCGCCTTCACGAGATAGAGCGCGTCCTCGATCGCGCGCCCGCCGAACACCGCCACGTCGACGGCCTCGACCACCGACACGATCACGAACCGTTGCGCGCCGGGGTTCGCTTCGTCGATGAACACGCCGTCGGGCATCAGGCCGATCAGCGTCGAATCGCCGAGCAGCTTGCCGACGAGCGCCGCGTCGATGTCCGACGAATCAGGCATCGCCCGACACCTTCAAGCCGTGCCGCACGAGCAGGTCTTTCAGTTCCGCGTACATCACGCGCCGCCGTTCGATCACGGTCGGGATGAACACGTGGCCGGGCGGCATCGATCCGCGATTCGCACCGATCTCGTTGTGCCGCGCCTGCGTGCCGTTCTCGAAGATGTACGCGTGCCGCGCGGTGTTCTTCACGATGCCGCTCACCGAAAAGCCGGTCGTCTTGATCTCGCTCGACACGCCGTCGCGCAGGTGCCCGGTCCGCACCGGGTAGCCGCGTTTGATCTGCCCCTCGGCCGCGTTCGTTTCCGCCTCGACGATGTGCCCGCCTTCGCCGGTCAAATCCGCAGGCAGCGATCGCAGCGCCGCTTTCAGTTCTTCGAGGCCGTCGAAGCGCAGCCGGTTGTGGCTCACGGCACGACCTCGGCGCACACGAGCACGAGATCGACGTGGCGCTCGTCGGGATCCTGCACGCTGGTCACGTTCAGCACGCGGCCGTCGACGAGGATCCGCGTTTTCGTCGACACGCCGCCGCGATAGGGCACGGTGACGATGTGCGTCGCCGTCGACAAAATCGTTCCGGCCGCCGCGTGTTCGAGCGAGGCCACGGTCGCGGGCGACACGTTCGCGAACGCAGGCGGCGGCAGATCGGTCCACGACTGCGTGAAGCCGCCGTCGCCGTCGGGCACCGCCGCGCCGGGGTTCTGGAACGTGATCCGCTTTTGTCGCGTGCTGATCGGCAGCGACGGCCCCACGATCGCCATCAGGCCACCGTCACGATCCGGTACGGGGCGATCGCGTCCTCGTACCCGTAGGGCATTTCCACCGCCGACACGTTGCCGACGGCGGCCACGTCACGCCCGGCCGTCGCCATATGCGCGGTCATCAGGCCGACCGCGTGCACGAGCAGCGGCGGGATCAACGCGGCCGACGTGAACCCCGACACGATCCGCGCGACGAACGGCTGAAACGGCCGCAGGTCCGTCGGCCAGCTGCCCGCGAGCGCGAGGCCGATCCGCCCGCCCGCGAGGTCGACGACGTACTGCGCCGGGTCGAGCGTCTGCACCACGTCGGCGGTGTCGGTCGACTTGATCGACGTGACCGACTGCAGCGGCGTCGACAGCGCGGGCAGCGTGATCGCGCCGGTCGGCCGCGCGTCGAAGTACACATCGCGCGTTTGCGTGCGCAGGGCGAGGCCGGTGTCGTGCTCGACCTTCGCGGTCGCGGCGGCGATGAACCCGAGCATCAACGCGTCGCGGGCGTCGCCGATCGTCCAATCGAGGCCCGCGCGCAGCTTGCCCTGATCGAGCGTGAGCACGTCGAAGATCGGCGCGACGACGAGCACCGAGGTCATGTGCAGCGCGCCGCCGACGCTGCCACCACGCGCCCAAAACGGCGGCTCGATGAAGGTCGTCACGAGGGCACCACGCGCGGCGGGCGCGGCTTTTTCGAACCGCGATACGTGCCCGACGTGAACGACCCCTCGGGCAGCGCGACTTGCACGCGGTCGGCGACGAGCGCCGCCGCCGCCGTCGAGGCGGGCAGCATATCGACGACAATGCCCCCGCCCGGCGCGGCGACGCACGACGAGTGCAGCGCACCGCAGATCGGACAGGGGCCGGGATCGTCGAGGCGCATGATTACGAGATCACGACCCCGTAGCCCGCGCCGGTCGGCACCCATTTCAGGTTGTCGGCGACGAGTTCGATCGAGTCGCCGACCTTCGCGAACGTGAGCACGTCGTCGGCCGCGTTGCCGCCGAGGCCGCCCGCCACGGTGACCACGTGCGCGAACGCCGTGCGCGACACGATATGGATCCGGTTCCCGTCCTCTTCGAGCGTCGGCACCGCGAGGGTGAACGCGCCGATGCTCGTCTTCGTGAGCGCATGACGACCGGACGCGTGCCCGATCGCGCCGTTGGCCGCGTACGTCGCCGCGACCGCCGCCTGATCGGCTTCGGGGGCCACGTACTGATTCCGCACGCTGTCGTATCGAGGATCGGCCATCGCTGTTCTCCGTGAAAAAAGGGAACACCGGCCCGCGCGCGATCGCGAGCCGGTGCGCCGACGTGTTACGCGAGGCCGGTGACCTTGCCGAACGCCGCTTCGCGGTAGACCGCGAGGGCCAGCCGTTCCTCGGCGCGGATCGCGACGAGGTTGTTGATGAAGAACGACGCGTGGCTGTTCGACGCCTCGACGCGGATCCCCGCCTTGCGGAAAATCTGCGCCGACGATCGGAACGCGCCGACGAGCGCGGTCGCCGCGACGATCGACGGGGTGACCGCGACCGGCAGACCCCACAGCTGCGACGGCTGCGCGGGTGCCCACGGACCCGATCCGAGGTAGTTGCCCGCCGCGTTCTTCGTCAGCTGGATCGTCTGCCAGTTCGCCGGGTTCATCACGATCCCGTCGGGCGACACGAAGATCGTCGATGCGATCGTGCTGATCTGTTTGAAGATCGCATCGGCGTTGCTGTCGGCCCCGCGCGCCTGCGCGGCGGTGAGGCCGGTGAGCGCCATCAGGCCGAGCAGGTGCGGCGCGACCCCGGTGCCGTTCAGCAGTTCGTCTTCCTCGGCGAGTTCGACGCCGAACCGCAGGCGCGCGTCGATGATCGACTGCGTCTGCGCGTAGTCTTCGAGCATTTCCTCGGTGACCGGGATCCAGTGCGCGATCTTCTGGACCGGCGACGTGGCCGCCTCGAAGACGAGGGTCGATTCGGGTTTCAGCCCGGCCTGCGCGACGGCCGCCGCCGCGTTCGTGAAGGTTTTTTCCTTCATGAACTGGATCAGGTTGCCGACGGTCGACCCCGGCGCGATCAGGTCGGCGACGACGAGCCGCTTGAACAGCAGCGGCACGAACCCCGGCTGCACGTCGGGCAGGATCAGCGGGCCGCCCGATCCCGCCGTGGTGTCGAGGGTCGTCGCGCGGAAGTCGCGCACGTCCTCGGCGTCGACCGACGGCGACAGCGACCCCTGCCGACGGTGGCCGCCCGCCTTGATCCAGTCGCGGTACGCCGCGTCGCCGACGAACTGCGCGCCGATCGAGCGCGCGAGCCGCGAGGGGACGCGCGTGTCGGAATCGGGCCGGTGCGCGAGGCCGCCCGTCATCGCGTCGAACGCCGCCGCCATGCTGGCGTCGCCCTGCGCGCGATCGAGCTTTTCTTTGATCGCCTTGCCCTCGGCGAGCAGCGTGTCGACGGCGGCCTTTTCTTCGGCGGTCCAGAGGCGGCCGACGACGGCAGGCGCGGTCGCGGTCGCGGGCGTGACGACGTGTTCGGCGGCGGCCTTCATGGTCGCCTCGATCAACGTCTTCCCCTTCGCGCCGATCGCTTTCAGGTCGGTTTCGAGTTGCCGGATGTCCATTGGGTTTTCCTTTTTTCAGAATTCGAGTTCGAGCAGCGCGCCGAGGGCGGCGTTCTGCCACAGCACGTCGGCGACCTGTTGCTCCTTGACCGTGACCGCCGCGAGCGGCGGTTCCTGAGTCGTGGCAGCGGGTCGCGTGGTGGCGTCGGCCGGGGGCGCGGTCATCACGCGCGCGAGCGTGTCGGCGAGCGTGCCGATGCGATCGATCATTCCTGCCGCGAGCGCGGCCTCTACGTCGACGCAGCGGCCTTCCGCGTAGCCGTTGCGCACCGCCGCCGCCGTGATGCCGCGACCCTTCGCGATGTCGCCGAGTTGCCGCGCGTAGACGGTTTCGCACAACGCCTTGATGTGGGCGCGCGCCTCGTCGGACAGCGGCCCGCCGCCGACGCCTTCGGTTTTGAATTTGCCCGCGCCGATGACCTCGCGCTTGATGCCGAGTTTTTCGAGCGCGGCCGACACGTCGTCGTGGATCGTGTAGACGCCGATCGCACCGACCATCGCCGAGGGCGCGGCGACGACTTCGGTCGCGCAGGCCATCGGCCAGTACGCCGCCGAGGCCATCAGGAATTGCGCGCACGCGATGACGGGTTTCACCGTGCGCGCTTTCAGCACTTCGCGCGCGAACTCTGACGCGCCCGCGACGTTGCCGCCCGGCGAGTCAACGTCGAACACGATCGTCGCGATCTCTTTGTTGGCGACGGCCTCGTGCAGCTGCGCGGTCAGCTGTTCGAACGTGGTGCCGCCCGAGAATTCGGACAGCATGTTCATCCGAGGCGCGACCACGCCGTAGAACGGGATGACCGCGACCGCGCCGCCCTTGCGCGGCTGCGGCAGGTTCTTCCGCTGCACCATCGCAGCAGCGATCGCGGCAGGTTCAACGTCCTGCCCGGCGACGCGGTGCGCGATGATGTCAGCGACGATCGCGCGCATCGATTCGGTGAGCGCCCACGGATGTTCGAGCGCGAAGCCGAGAACGTGTTCGTATTTACCAGTCATTCATCGCCTCAAGGTTCAACCCGGCGAGCGTGCGATCGTTGTGGTTGGCAGCAACGCGCAGCGCCTCGTCGGTGGTGACGAACGGCGCGAGGTCGGCGACGAGTTCCTTCATCCACCGTTCGCGCGACGCGGTGAAGGCGGCCGGGCGGTCGGCGGCAGCGGTGCCCGACAGGCGCGCGCGCTGTCGGCGGGCGGTGGCGTCGAGCACGAGCGCGACGTTCGCGGCGGTCGCACCGTCGGCGGTCGGGTCAGTCGGCGGCGTCGGCGGCTGCTGGCCGCTCGTGCCGCTCGGGCCGCCCTGCTGCGCCGCGAGTTCGTCGGCGCTCGCGTCTTCCTGTCGCGGCAGGTTCGGACGCGCGCGGCCTTCGTTCGCGGTCATCATCGGGCGGCCGACGAGCAGCTGCAGCGATTGCGCCTGTTCCTCGAACGACCCCTTCAACTTGTCGGCGATGTTGAACTCGACGTAGATGTCGCGCGTGTCGCTCGCCTCGGGTAGCAGCTGCGCCTCGATCGTCTGCTGGATCATTTCGAGCCACG